AATCCTTCCAATGGCGATATATTATATGAATTTAAACTTACGACTTGTATTAAAATACTCTTTTCTTTAATATTATCTACTTTTGTTATTGGATTATTACCTTTTTTAGGATCATGGTCTATGACAATTGTTTATGTATTAGCCATTATTGTCTTGGCTATAGGAGCTATTTTTAAATTTAAAAAGAAAGGAGCTAGTATATTTACTCATTACTTCAATTTGATTCATTTTACACTGATTTTATTATCAATATCGATACTTTCTATCTTATATAATGTATTATTAGACAAAGAACTTATTTTCAATGAAACTTTTGCTCTAATATCGTCTATATCTTTTGCTATCTTTAGTGGACTATTTTTCCCTTTATTTGTTCCATTACTTCGTTTTAGAAGAGAAATCACAAAATCAATAAAGAAATTTAAAGAATCAACCGAAAAATTTAAAATAGAAGACACAAAAAAAAGTAAAGAATTAGAAGAACATTTTAGTTTTTTACTTAAGTTAAGATCTCTTGACCCATCAGAGCATATCAAGCCTGAAAAAGATTGATTCTGCTAGAACATTTCTTTTTATACATTCTAGAACTAATATAAAAGCCTCATTTGCAATAGTTAGACTTTACTTCACATAAATCCACAAGAAAGCCCCATCCGCTAGCAAGTAGATGGGGCTTATTTTTTTACGAGAACTCACTATAGTATTTGTCTATCGTCTTCTTCAGGAACGTAACACCTTTACTTGTCACGATAGTAGACTTACAAGTCTTAGGGTTCCCGAACTTATCTTTTGGTTTCGTGATCTTAACGGTAAAATAGCCGGATCTTATGTATTTCTCATAAGGAAGATTGTCCTGCATCAAGACCCCGTAGAATCTGAGGATATCCATCATCGTGTTTCTTCCCTTGTTATATTTGGCCATTACGATCTTTGCCGCTCCATTCATGTCGTAAGTGGTCTCATCATCCTCATATACACAATCATCATAGAAATCGACCTTGTGATGGTTAGATTTGATATACTTGTCACGCTCCTTCACCTTCAGCTCATTTTCCTTTGCTATCTCAAGCGCCTTCATTTTCTCTTCCTCAGCATCGGCCAAGGCTCTTAACGCCGAAGGATAATCTTTCGGAAGAACAAGCTCTTGTTTCTTCAACTTCTCCTTTAGTAACTCTTCACATTTAATAAAATACGCTCTTACTTGTTGTCCTTGTGCGTTTCTTTGAAGCATCGCTATTTGCTTGGCGCAATCAATTGTCAGAGCATAATCCGTCTTATTGGTACCACCAATACCGTTTTGGCACTGTACGAAAATGTTCACCGCCTCATAATCAATATGTTCCACAAAACCATACTCAAACATGCGCCCGATCCATCTAGTGAATCGTTCCTTGCCATCTATAAATTCATACAACTCTCTCGCAGACACCAACTGCTTATCATTTTTCTCTCTAACTTTAATGATCCGAGAGAAATCGGGATCTTCCATTTTGTCAATCATCGTTCCCATAACAATGTTCTCATCTTACTTTCTCTATAACATTTGTCTGATACATTTCTCTCTTTGTGTTCTTTTTATTTGGAACCAACTTAATAGTTAGCTTAGTTCCATAAAACATACATTGTGGAGGATCTGTCAAATAGCATTCAATACACTCAACTCTAATTATTCCCATATGATCCTTCAAGATATCTCCTACACTGTAAGGGCAATTGGATCTGGCATAATCTTTCATTAACTCAGTTCTCTTTTGATCATAGAATTCCTCCAGATCCTTTAAAGCTTGATCGTACTCTTCTTTAGTCATTTCTATATTTTATATTCATTGATTTTAAAGCATCTTCTATCTCCTCGCTAGGGATATGTCTTCCATTAGTGGCTATGTCAACAGTTTTACCGCTAACATATGAATCCAAGAAAGCGATAGCCTTTACTTTTCTTTCTTCGGTCTCATATATATGATGGCAAAAGGTTAATCTAAAGCTGCTTGCGTATAGTGGCTTTACCGGTAAATCATATTTATCTCTTACCCTTTTCAGTAACTCATTAATAAACGAGTTATGACAATGTCTTCCTGTTTTCGTCTCAAATACATATCGATCCTTTTCCGGAGAGCCAAGTTCTTTATGTAAATATGACAATCGGGAACGCACATCCTGTCCTTTCCACGATAACGCAAATGTCCTCTTGCACGGATTGGTTTTGATCCATATGAATTCATCCTTGTCCAAAACATCACTCCATTTGAGGGAAAGTAGATCTGACAGTTTTAATCCCGTGTAGAAAGCCAGCACGAAAAATAACTCCTCAATGCACATACGATCCATCCTTAACCTATCCAGCGTAATTCTATATTCATCGTACGTTAGGTAGTTTCCCTTGTTCTTCTTTAAATCAATCATCGTCTCTATATTTAATGTTTTTGTAAAAGTCGTTGATCTCGTCATTTCTAATGCCAATATATACATAAGTGATACCTACATTGGAATGATTAAATACCTTTTGCAGCTGGATAAGGGCCTCCTCTGTTTTTCCTCTCGTCTCATAGTAATTACGCCCAAATGTTTTCCTAAACGTATGGGTAGAGAAATTCTCAATGGATAAGTCATATCTCTCCTTGATATCTTTCAGCCTACGGTTGATATGTTGGATACTCATAGGTTGTTGCTTGTTCCCTTCAAAAATGTACCAACCCTTGTATGGATGTCCTAATAATTCATACAGCTCAGACACGATTTTTCTAAACTCATCATTAAATGGTATAGGTCTGGTCTTCTTAGTTTTCTTCTCGGTAACGACCAAACATGTCTTATTTAACACGTCTTCCCATTTTAACATGCGTAAATCAGATACACGAAGAGCTGTTGTATACGCTAGAATAAAATAAAGCTCATCACGATAATAGCCATCATGATGAAGTTTGGACATTGTTTCCTTATACTCCTTAAATGGAAGATAATCCGCTGTTGTCAATACACCTTTCTTTGCCATAATTTCAATCTATTTTTGTTTCATTCTGATGCGAAGGTATGTATTACTTATATAACAAACAAAATTTTTCAACCATAAAACACAGTGTATCAAAATCTTATGATTCATACACTGCATTTTTACATTCTAAAACACTCAATTAATATCTATAAGTTTACTTTTTCATTTAGTTCACAAATCGATATTATTGGTATCCCTAACGATCGAGCTTTATCAGCCTTGCTTGAGTTGGAATTTACATCGTCAGCAACCAGATAAGTGGTATTTTTACTAACCGATCCAGACACAGTACCACCAGCTTTCGTGATCTTCGCTTCTAGCTGTTTGTCTCGGATACCGGTAAAACAAATCTTCACTCCGGATAATGATGTTCCCAAAGGCTCATCTTTCTCCCAAGCAATAGGGATCTCGTTCCCCCTCACCCACTCAACAAAACCTTGACACTTGTTCGAGAACTCATCTAGCATCTTATCGCCTACTCCTTTTGTCATAGACATTATTTTTGTCATCGCTAAGTATCCAGCCAATGTTAATTCTCCAGAGATCCATAACCTCAAGGTCATATTATCTACATTAGACAATAAGATTGTTGCCTTCTTCTCTCCTATTCCATCAAAACAATCGGATACTTCCATTAACTTAGGGAGAGAAACACCATCATCAAAAATGCCTCGGTTCTTCTCTATGATCTTGCTAGCGGTATCGTAACCAATGCCATCTATCTTCTGTAGCGTTGAAAGATCCGTATGAAGAAGATCTCCCGGAGACTCGATCCCGGAGTTAAAGATCGCCTTCAAGGTTTCCTCTCCTATCTCATCATACTCCAACTTCTCGCAGAAGTAAATCAACTTAGCTAATAATCTTCCGGGACAAAGCGGATCTGGACACATACGTTCAACCAAGGAATTATTCCAGACCGTTTCCTTCCCACATGAAGGACAGGATTTAAAAGCCTTCTCCACGACATCATTGGATACAGGATAAATTACGTCTTGAATTTTTGGTATAACCATCCCAGACCTGATTATTCTTATCTCAGCTCCAACGCCAATACCTTTGTCGAAACAGAACTTAGCGTTATATCCTGTAGGGTTATCGATAGTGGCACCTTCCAGCTCTACAGCGTCAACAGCCACGGTAGGTTTCAGACATCCAGATTTAGACACCTTGCAATTGACAGATTGAACAGTGGTGATCTCAGCGCCCGTAAACTCTTCCGGCTTATAGGCTATGGCCCACTGAGGATTACCCGTTGATGAGTGACGACCAATCTCTTTCCAGCGCCTCATATCATTCACGTAGATAACAAGACCGTCAATAGCGAAATCTTGACTCCAATCATCAAATAACTCTTTAAGAAACGAGGTATCCAAAAAACTGGCAAATGTATGAAGTCTTTTTGCCACATAAACAAATGATGCTTCCATGTGGTCAAGGAGATCCATATAAGTATCAAAATTATCAACCCCTTCCCCAAAAGCTCCATAGCGCATAAAATATACGTGTTTAAGTAATTCTGAGGGTGGATCGTCCCGCCTAAATAGTCCAGCCACAGTGTTCCTCGCAGATTTATATAGTTGACCGTTCAATGGATTTATCTTGCCTTCGAAATTATCTTTCCATATTGATTTTGGGATAATAGCCTCGCCAAAGGTATACTCAACAGGAGCATTGTCATGATGCCATACAGAGGACATTAGATCCATATGTCGCTTACAGTCCATCCCTTCATTGTCGCTACCACCTCTGGAATATGTCATCCAGTCATTCTCATTGCATAACAAGCTAATACCATCATATTTTGGAGTGATAACCACATCGTCATTTGGTCCTATACCGACTTTATCAAACCACAGGCATAACTCCTCAAAAGTCTTCACTTTATCCAACGATCTCATCGGGAACGGTAATTTAACTTTTCGGCTGTCAAGATTCATTCCCGGTTCCACCTTTTTAAACCACTCATGATCCGGATTGATAGATCTTAGTTCGTCAACCAATGTGTCATAGGCAAAGTCCGACATGATAGGAGTACCTTGCCGGTACTCCTTGTTTGCTCCTACTATTTTATCGTAGATTTGTTGTTCAATATTGTTCATTTTGATTGATTGTTTTTAATTGCATGTCTTAGTTTTTGACCATAAGATCTATTATCTCTCTGGTGATGTTGGTTCTCAATCCGGTAAAGAAGCTCTCCTTTGGTTCGCAAGTTTTCCATAGCGATCTTCTTCATCTTCTTATCATCTCCAGTGAGAACACGATCGTATGCCTCGTCCAAAGCATATTTAAAACTTTTGATAAACGCTCCTCTATAACTAGATGACAATCTATCATAGATATAGTTGAAAGATTTAATAAGATCCAAATTGTCGAATTTCTTATCAAAGATCAGCTGGCGGATGCGTTGAGCGGATCGCTCTCCTCCACTAGTGTAAAACTCAACAACTTGGTTTTCCAACAAATGATCCAATTGTTCTGGAGTTGCGTTTTCAGAAATATATGCTCCATGTTTCCGGATAGCAGGAAGAATTTCCTTAGCAATCTTTTTTCTGAATGCTTTTGCTGTTTCTGACTTTGCCACCATAGCTAATTCATAAAAATCTGATTCTGAAATAAATAAATCTGCGCCCACTTCTGGTCGCAAATACCTTTCATCTATTTCTACTAAATATTGTTTTATTCGACCCCATCGGATTGATTTTGTCACATTACCATTTCGGCACTCTTCTTTTTCAAACCCTAGTCCAATCGCTACATCTTTTAGATTTAAGAAGATCTCTCCATCGATCATTTTTTGATAACTGATACCATCGATCGTTTCTGTTACTACATTTTGAATTTGTTCGCTCATGATTGTTCTTGTGATTTTAGTTCTTTTAAAATATGTGTAATTGTATCTACGTTCCAGCCATTGCCTAATTGATTATACCTCTCTGTTACTCCAACGCAAGAAGTATAATTATCTGGCAATGTTTGTAGACGTTCGCAATCTACGGGAGAAAGAGGTCTAATATCGTATCGCCCATCTGGTATATTTACGTCAAAGATATAAGCGTTTTGATCTGGCGACTTTTTAAACACGATATTGATCTTTCCATTTTCAATCTTGTATTCTCCAGAAGAAGAAGGGATAAACGCTATATTACTTTGATGCTTCTTAAAATAATCCCTAGCATTCCCCGATCTACATGTAAGGCAATAAGCTTTATCCTTTTCAACGATACCATCCAAGACGATATCACTTAAAAGTATACCCTTGTCTTGAGGTTGCCCTATATTCCAATTTGCCCAATAATTTCTTTTTCTATTTTGAGCCGATACTAAAGAAGAATTTATCATGACAGGCTCTACTCCTAGAGATTTGGAAATTATGTCTTGATACTCTCGCTTCATCTTCACATTCTCAAGAAGAAATCTTACGTTAGGATTTAAAGATTTGATGTGGTTGAGAATATCCAGATAAACGAAAAAGAGCTTACTTCTTGGGTCATTAAAGTTTAATTGCTTACCAGCAAAGCTGAAACCTTGGCACGGCGTTCCCCCTATTAGCAAATCAATGCTGTTCCAATTTATATCCCAATCCTTCCAATTTTGAACATCTCCCAGCCTTATGAGATCTGGATAGTTATGTTCACTCACGGTAATGGCTGCTGTGTTTATCTCACTAGCATAATATTTGATGGACGTGAAGCCAGCTCTTTCCAAAGCCAGTCTTCCGCAACTGATCCCATCAAAGAGAGATAAAACATTCACTGTTCTATCTTATTCGACATAAAAATTTTGCCATTCTTATCTGCTCCTACTTTATGAAATGTGGTCGTTCCTCTATCGTGCATCTGGATAGCTAACCTTGCGTCCCATATATCCTTCCAATTTTCAATTGAATATCCAGTGAATCTGCGTTGGTTCTCGAATTTAAATTCTATATTATACAATAATTCATTCGTAACAAGATCGAGCACCTTGCCAACTCGCATTTTTACAATTTTCATTTTGCATTAAATGTTATTCCGTTCGCCACAATGTTTCCGGTATACAAACTGGGTCTTACGTACTCCAGTGTTTCAAAATTCTTCAAGAAATCATATATTGCTCTTACGAACATCTTTTGCTCTAATGGATCTTTAGGAGCGTCTTCACGTTTATAGATAACACAACCTTCCCATACCCCATTTTCCATTTTCTGTCTTCCTATATTTATTACGACATATAAATGATGCTTGTAATAATAAGTGTTGTTTTCTTTTAATTCGTATTTTTCCATTTTGTGATAGTTTTAGTGTCCACCAATCCAAAAAGGAAAGGCGGACGTGGTATTTTACTAAGCTTCTACTAATTCTTCTACTCTTTCTTCCCAAAGCTGGTGGATCAATGTTCGTCCCTCATGATTCCATCGAATAATTGACTTGAGCGGAGAAGGAGATAATAAAGTCTGATACTCATCCGTTACTTTCCAGCTACCGGATTTTCCGATCAATACCCCCTTCTTGCATAAGAATTGATTCAATATCTTAGAGGTCGTTCTCAATTCCGTAGCGATGGTTGTAGTGGTAAAGTAATCTCGATTCTCCACCATGCCAGAGTAATACTCCACCTTCGGCTTATCCTCTTCGATCTTAGCTTCCTGTTCCTCCACCTTTTGTTGTAGATGAGCGGATAGAAGAAGAGCGTCAGAGAATTTCTGAGGGGTGGGGAAACCGCCAAAATTAACGTTGTTATATAATGATGTAGTTCCTGTTGTGATTAACTCTTTAATCTTGTCGTTACACCAGATAGCAAACTCAGGAGCTAACCAACGAGCGAACTCCAAAGCTACATCCTCGTGCATCCACGTTCCCTGCGCTTGACCTCCTTGAGAAATTAAAATAAGGCTATGATTTTCTTTTGCGCCTGACATAACGAATTTAAGTTCTTTATAACTAACATATTGAATACCGTCGTGCAGATCTGCACGACGACTATTATTCTTATTTTTTATGGTAGACAATACATATAGAAATTCTTTTGTGGACTTCAATCGTATCCAATCAGGAAATCTTTTGTCAAAACCTTTTGCCATTTCTGTAGCATTGACCATCACTGTGTTGTTGACAGTCTTAAAGGTTATATTGTTCCCATTATAATTAAATATACCCGGAAAATTAGTTAGTTCTTCTTTATTGCTTGATACATTATTTGTTTCTTTTGGTTCTTCCACTTTCATCTCCGCTCCTTTTTCTCTCTCAATAAATTTTTTGATAATGTTCAATAGTCTAGAGGCACACTCAGCTCTAGTGGAATTGGTCTCCGCATATTCCTCCAATAACCAAACAACATCCTCTTCGTTGATTCCCCAAGCGTACACTTTGGATTGGGTGAATAAAATCCTTCGCTTATTATCCAGCTTGCCCTTACCCATCAAGTAGTTCTTGTGTTTAGGATTACACCAATCCGTTACATTTATAGCGGAGCATATATCCGACAATCTGAACCACATCATATTGTCTACGCTGTTGATTATATACATTACGCTGTTTCCAGCGAACTCAAAACTCCCTCTCTTTATGATATTCTTAATATAATTCAACATCGTTTTCTTGTTTTTGATTGTTAGACTTCCAAAGTTTAATGATATTCTCTCTGCCTTTCTTACTCCATCTTACTAGAGATGCCATTACGTATTTTGTTCCATCCTTTTTGGTTTGATAATAAGGAACATCACATTGCCAACTCTTGTGCTCATCATCGGCGATAATAATGCTGAACTTTTTAGTAAACCCTCCAGTATCCAAGAGGAACTTATTCAAACTGGCTGCTGTCACTTTCAGTTCAATCGCAATAGAAGATATGGTAAAGTAATCACGGTTCTCTACCATCTCGTTATAGTACTCAACCTTGGGTTTATCCTCTTCTATTTTCTGAAGCGCTAATTGTTTCTCTTTATATTGTTCAGCCCAAGTTAAGGCGGCTTCAACAGGGTCCTCAAAATTAGGCAAGGACAAGTTGATAACTGCTTTATGAAAAACCTGCCGATAGATTTCAAAGACAGTACGAATCTTGCGAGCGATAAAAAATTCAAGACATGATGATGTTATGAAATATTTATTTACATATTTACTGCCTGTTGGCTGATCCGCTTTTTGGCGGATTAATTGATAATCAATACCTTGTATAAAATCTTTGATTAAAGACTTAACAGCGTTGTCTTTTCTTTCATAGACAAGAGGCCATACATCATCCAAATCCACAGGAAACTCTTCATTAGATTTGGATAATCTGGACACCTCTAAGAAATACGCTTTGATTTCATCACTGTTACTATTTTTTGATAATACTACTTTATTCTCCATAATTATTACATATTAGATTTAACACTACTGCACACCTGTATGACCAAAGCCACTCTCTCCTCTTTCCGACTCTCCCAATTCCTCAATGGTATCAACCGGAATCCAATTGATCTTAGGGACTTGTTGCAATACCAACTGGGCTATACGATCACCACTGTTGACCACGAAAGGTTCATCTCCATGATTTATGAGAATTATGCCTATCTCACCTTTATATGATTCATCTACCGTTCCCGGGGTATTGACAACTGCTATCCCCTTCTTCAGTGCCAAACCGCTCCTTGGTCTAACTTGGATCTCATAATCTGTCGGTAATCCAACATGAAGCCCTGTCTTGATTAGTGCTCTATGGTTCGGCTCGATCACTATACTTTCTTCACAAAAAGCTCTTACATCCATTCCAGATGATCCTAGTGTCTCATACGCAGGGTTTGAATTATTTGATTTATTTAAGATTCTTACGTTTGTCATTTTTCTTAATAGTTGTTTCCTTGTTATACTTCTTTGCTCTGTTTAATAATCTCTCTGGGGTTTCATAGGATCTCTCCAATCCACACATTTGGTCAAACTCTTGTAATTTTAATGAATACAAGTCCGAAATATAGACTTCCATATTGGGAGGTACCGATCTAAAATACAAGCTATTCGTGGTTTTTAATCCACCCTTTATCGCCATGTGTACGGCTGGTTGATATGAACCTGTTAGTTTAGCCGCTTGGTATGAATTAGATACAATGGCTATCAAGTTAAAATTAGGTTCAAAGATTAGGACCGTATTACCCTCCGGCCCTAACCCTGTAGATTTTGTCATTTTATGGTATTTATACTAATTTTTCCAATACCGATTTCGGCAATCTTCTCTTAGCGGCTACTGCCAAATAGTTATCAGATACCACCATCCCATTGTAGAACAGCTCGTGCATCCTATCGTGCATATAGACAGAGAACGCAGGATCGATATACTCAACAAAGGAGAAGGCGAGAACCTCGTGGATCATAGTGTCTCCATTATCATCAGTCAAAAACAATTGCTCCGGACTATCAAGTCCCAATTTTCTTGCGTATAGATCAATAATAACAGAGCAAGTTTCCTTATAATTATCAATGCTGCATTGAGATTGATCTACTTCTCTGTTGTTCATAAAAGCCGTAGCGTTGAATACGGATACTCCCATCACTTGACCGAATAATAAATCTGGTAACTCAGGATACCAAGCCTCGAAATTATGTTTAGTGCTCATTTTTTACGCTTTAAATAGATAGATTTTTTTATTACCTTGTTCACGCATATCTAGATGTACCCACGATACGCCATCCTCCAGTGATATTGGATATGGAAGTTCCGAGGCATGAAGCATGATCCAATTACGGACCGCTGCCGCATTCATTTCCTTAACATCAAAATCACAAGCTTTTCCCAAGATGTGCGAACTCATGTATATTTTAGACATGCTGGTTTTAGATCTAACCAGATCACATAGATTACAACGAAGACCTCGTTGTGACAAGCTTCCCCCTATAGACCAGCTATTTACAAAAATAGGTTTCCCTAGTTTTTCTCTCAGAAAGTCCAGTGTTTCAAGTAAATGGGGATCAAAGAAGCTCCAGATGAAGTTCGGATTATGCCCCCACTTATTGCAAACATGAGGGCATACTAATTCCTGAACCTCAAAATACTGAGGAATGTACATTATAATCTATTTTTAATCAGATCATAATCCTTCACCAGATCTCGATGTGTCTCTTCCAATACCAATATGGTATCGAACTTAGTCCCGTTCACATCCGGAATCTTGTAATCAAATACACTATCTTTTAAATGAGCCTTAAGGTGCTTCTCGACCTCTGAGGTAGATTTAGCCGGAACGAGATAAATTTCGGTTGTGGTTTTGACCTTGTTTCCCGATATTTCCTCGAATTGCACCTTTGCGGAAAACAATATCACACCGTTTTCCTTATCAATTGAATACTCCATATAGCCTTTCTTCTCTGATTTCTCAACTTGAAGAATATCACTATATAGCAAGTTTTTCACCTTATCCAGTCTATTGATCTTTGGGATATCAATAGTATCCGGAAATTGAGTAGTCTCTTTTAGCAGTTCCGAGACCGTGGTTTCAGCATCACAAAAATTTGCTGATTCAGTTAAAAATAGCTCTTTAGCGTTTTCCTCCTGTCCCCTATCGTTAATGGACCGAAAGTTTCCTTGAACGCTAAAGTAATTAAAACCGTACATTAATTTTCAGTTTTCATACTTTTTATTTATTGTTATTATTAATACGATGCAAAGATATACATCTATTTTTATACTGACAAACTATTACATATATTTTTTATTATAAATTTATATCCATCTAATTATTAGCACATAAAATATAAATACACGATATATAAAATTATTCATCACTTATATGTAATGCCACAGAAACGTTTAAGTATATTAATATCGTGTTTAACAAAACAAACAAAATAGGCATTTGAATATATATTGGATAATATCATAGAACCTCTATTTCAAAACAACTCACTTAAGATGCCTCTATTCTTCATAAATAACTAAAACCTAATGGACAAGAATATAAATCAAGGGAAAATAGACTCGCAAACCTTAGAGAGTATCTTCCGGACAAGCAAAAAGACCATACAGGAATATGTGTCCGAGATCGAAAGGAATTGCAGATATAAATCGACTCGCTCTCAAGTTGTCAAGGGAGTGATCTTGGATGATAGATCAAGATTGATCGACTTATATGAGGCAAGTGTACAACAGGACGCTCACATAAGAAGTGTCTTAGAGACATTGGAGTCCCAGATTATCGGAGAAAGATATATGTTGGCAAGACAAAATGCTAATGGTCAATATGTCCGTGATGTGGAGGCTACGAAGAAAATACAAGGGAGCCAATTCATCAAGATCATCAAAGGCATTGCTGAATCTAAATTGTACGGTTATACGTTGATTGAGATTAATCCAACAATCGATCCTATTACAGGAAAACTGAATGACGTGAATCTCATCGAACGCCGCAATGTATTACCTGAACAAAAGACCGTATTGAAACGTCAAGGCATATGGCTTCCTAATTGGGACCTTGAGACTCCTAAATATAAGAAGAACTATATCCTTATAAATTCTGGTGATCTAGGCTTGTTCTCAGCCACTACTCCATTGATTCTCGCCAAAAAATTCACGTTGGCTAACTACATAAATTTCAGCCATACATATGGACAACCTATTATCCATGGTAAATCGGAGAGTGAGAATCTTGGAGATCGAAATAGACTAGCCAACGATATCGCATCTGCCGCAACCAATCGTGTTATCGTGACGGGATTAAATGATGACATAGACATCAAGGCTTTTACTACGTCCAATAGCGAGAAGATTTATACGAGCCTTATCGAGCTAGTTAACGCCGAGGTGTCAAATTTGATTCTAGGTTCTGAGTCTATGGCTGGAGCGACACAATCCTATGTAGGAGCAACTAAAGCCCACCAAGATATTTTCCGAGACCGCATCAAGGTCTATCGGGAATATATTGAGAATGCCATGAACGAGGAGATTATTCCACGGCTAGTAGCTATGGGATATATTGAGAATGGACTGGAATTTAAATATTCCGGAGGATTGGAGATGAGCGTTGAGAGCAAGATAGATCTTTACGATTTTCTTTCAGATAAATATGAGATAGAACCAGACGAGATCGCAAAGGAATTTGGTGTTGTTGTAAAGAAGCAGTTTAATAATCCCGCTGGATGGAACGATATAAATGATGACGGTAAAGTCGATGATAAGGATAACGTGGTGGCTGGTGGATCAATGGGTACTGTTGCCCCTGCATCCAGAAGACGTTATAGGAGAAGGAGCAGCAGTAGCGTAGCGAACTATTTACAGGAGGTCATGAATGGAAGACGAGATATTCGATGAGACTAAAATTGATGATGAGACCGAGAAAGAGTACGAGTATTTATTGTTCTTGTTCGAGCAACTATTAGATAAATTCGACAACCAGACCATAGACCTAGAGGAGTTTCAAGACATTGTCGAGGCTCGGGCCATGTTCGCTTTTGGACATTGCGTGAGAAGGTTTGGTATAGATTTTAACGAGGCGCTGGATATAGTAAGAAATCACAACGAGACATATCTAACGCCCTCAGAGATCGAGAGAAGGAAAGCTCTCGTTGCGGCTTTGGACAACTTGATTGATTTTGCCACGGCAGAGGAGACTCAAGTATATATGGATATAGAGGAGCAAGACGAGGATAGCGATCCGGAAGAGATCTTCTATCTATATAATAATGTATACGCCAAGACCGAAAATAAGGACATAGACTACGCTTCATTTATAGCAGCATGGTGGATAACTTTACCAGAGGAGACAACCCTTATGTTTATGACACAAGGGGACGAGCGTGTTCGTGACTCTCATCGTGCGCTGGAAGGACTTAACTATCCTAAATCTCAATTTCCTGAATGGCTGATCCCCCCTATCGATTGGAGATGCCGTTGTTACTTGGTGGAATCATTTACGAGACCCAACTATATGGATGTTCCCGATATAAGTTCTATTATAGATAAAGCAGTTAATCCTGTGTTCAAGCAAAGCCTAGCGAAGGGTGGAGCTATATTCGGAGAGGATCACCCATACTTCACCGTGGATAAGAATCTTATTCAATCCATGAAAAACATATCATCAAGCATCAAATCCAAATACAATTTGACATGAATGGTATAGATATCACTTTTCAAGACATGCTAAATCAATGGAAAATAGTCCCTAGCAAATTTGCGTCTGGCTTATTTAAGGCCAAGCTGAAAATAGGGGAAGAATATGTCAAGGAATTTAAGAGGTCGTTTGACCTAAAGAAAGCTCCCGGCGACAATGGTAGATTTTGGCCTCTTAGAAAAAACGAACATCGTTATCATCATGAGTTAATGAACGAAACGGGGGATTTGAAAGATTCTATCTCCTACCAACTATACGAAGGAGGAGGGTTGATGATCTATACGGATGAAAACAAGTTCCGTGCTAATGGAAGAAGAAATGCCGCATTTAAAAGTTACGCAGCCTTCCATAACGATCCCACAGGAACATGGCCTCCAAACATCCAACGTAAATTCATGGGTGACTCCCCTTTGGTTGAGCTTAAAGCGCAACTGATACTATATAACTTATTAAAAAGCATCATATGATAAAAAAATACAAACCAAGACTCTTAACGAAAGAAAGCGAAGGAAGTTCTGATGAGCAAGACAATAGTGAGCTTACAGACAATGAGAACACATTAGGCGATGTATTTCAAGCTATCAAAAGAGCAATCCTTACCGTGAAGGAAGAAGAGGGTAATATGGAAAGTCCTCCCCTTTTTAAAACAATAGCCATAGATACCGGTCAGTTCGAGAGAATCATGAGTAAAACCAATACTGAATACGAGACCGTTTTTCCTGCTTGTTTTATACGATTTACGAATGTTCATTTTCTGGTGGCCCAGCAACGTATCGGAGAAGGTCGTGGTACCATCCGTATAAGGTTTATCCTCAACAAGCTAGACAACCAGCACGTGAATTGGGAGACTTATCCATTTTATATAGCGGAAAGATTGAATAAAGCTATCCAAAATGCAAAAGAGGAAGAGGAGGCACTTCAGGAACGATGCAACTTGATGTACTTTGACATGCCACAATCCACTAATATGCTGCAAGCGTACTGGCTTGATTATGAAATATATTTCAAGATAACATCAAGCTACAAGTATGCCGACTGGATCAAGAAAAAGGTCATCACTCCTCCATTCACCAACCATAGTGATGTTCCAGATGATAAGGAAGACGTGATAGAGCCTGCCTATAATGAATCATCCACGATCGATGACGGTATAATTAGTCCCGATGCCATCCAGATATTACCACAAGACAATCGATTAGAAGCTGGAGAGCAAATGGTCTTGACAGTCTTGTTCTCTCCAGATGACACAACCAACAAGAACATAAGTTTCGCTTCCTCTGATACGTCCATAGCGACTGTCACCCAAAGCGGCATTATAACCGGGATCAAGACCGGAAGCTGTCAAATACTCATCACGACACCAAACGGGGTCAATGCGGTCAAGGATATTATAGTTTACACAAAAAGAAATAACAATGAGTAAACCTTCAACAAATAAGGTCTGGCATTCAATTGATCAACCCCCCAATAAGGGCGAATGGTATTCCATCGTTCAGTCACCCAAGATAAGATTGATGTCAGTCTCTAACATTAACCATACAAAAACCGATTATCAAGTGAGTGCGGAAAATATCGTCAATGCGACAGATGGTTTTATAGATGAGGCAAAAGTCTATAGCTCCATTACCCACATCGAGATCAATAACCAACATCTTATAATCTCTTTCTCGAATGGGCTTACTTTCGATTGTGGAGTTGTTAGCGGCGACTATCCGATATTAAGGTATACCACTGAAGGTATAGAGGCTAAATATAACAGGGAGCCGGATTCCGCATACAAGTTATTGGTCCCCACGAAGGATATTTCCCTCAGCTACGATAAATTAACCGAGGAGCAGAAAAACGAGATCAAGTTCCATTTCTCAGATTTTACCGAGCAAGAGATAGTCCTCCTTCAAAAACCAGCCATAGATGCGGCTGCTCAATGCGAGACTATCATAAGTCTAGTAAACAATGCGTTATCTAATATAGAGGCATTAAATAACTTAATTAGTGATAAGGAGGCGAAACGAGATACGTCCGAGCAAGACAGGTTGAGCAGCGAGACTGAACGTAAGCGGCAAGAGACTATACGTATAAGCAACGAGGAATCAAGGAAGATAGCCGAGCAACAACGGGAACAATCGGAGACTCAAAGGGTCCAGAGAGAGCAAGTGAGAGTTAACGAGGAAATCTCCAGAATAAATGCGGAAACATTACGTGTCCAAGCTGAATCTGACAGAAAATCCGAGTACTCCCAGATTGTCAATGAGACCAACGCAGCCAAGGATTTGGCCCTTGACGTGGCGAACCATCCAAACTATGTAGCGACCGATTTTTACGTGTATCAATGGGATCGCTCCACTCAATCCTATAACAAGCTGGATATATGTCTACGACCAGAAGCGTTCAATATATTTAGGACGTTTTCCTCTATCCCTGAGATGAACAATAACAAGAACAACGTGCCAGAAGGTAAGTTCGTGGTTATCAATGGGGACGTAGAGGTTGAGGATACAGGAAAACTTTATGTGCGCACGTCAGAAGGTTTCGATTATCTGGTGGACATGTCCGGTATGAGGGGTTTCTCTGGAAAGACACCTCAATTTATCATAGGTAATGTTGCCTCCTCGGAACCGGACGTGCCAGCCAATGTATCTCTTTCAGAATCCGGCGTTGACAGTAGCGGTAACCCGATTTATGCGATCAATATATCTGTCCCTAAAGGTAAGTCTGGAACCTCTTTCAATATACATGCCACATATGACACGCTTGATGACCTAAGCACCGCCATACCGGACGGATCCGATATAAACGGATGTTGCGCTGTTGGAACCCAAAAACCATACAACTATTATTTCTGGGGTAAAGGATCTGATGGAGAGAGTGGCTGGCAGGATCATGGCCGTTTGGAAGGGCAAAAGGGAGATCCTTATACTTGGGAGGACTTGACACCGGAGCAAAAGGAGACGATGGCGGTTAACACTGGACGTTATTTCTTTGAGAATTTAATGATTAACAGCGATGGTCATCTAATAATCAATATTCCAGATAATTAATTCAAAAATACGATAACATGCCAATTATAGATTTAGGTAGGATCGCCTATATTAATAAGGGGGAATGGAACTCCTTCACCACATACGAACAAAAAGACGTTGTTTCTTATAACGGCGGTTCTTGGGCCAGCTTAATCAATAACAATACCAACGAAGTCCCATCCGAAGGTGAGTCTTGGGCATTGATGTCCAAATCCACCTATCAGTCATGGCTTGATCAAGGAAATACGGGAACCGAGGAGGATTTTATAGCTACCATAACACCCGTTCAACCGGACTGGATACAAACAGATACGACAGCCAAGGATTACATCAAGAACAAGCCATCCAAGTTTATCCCGACTGACCATACCCATACCAAGAGCCAGATAACGGATTTCCCAACGTCATTACCAGCAGACGGAGGAAACTCTGGTACAGTTAATGGTCATACCGTAGACTCGGATGTTCCGGCTGGAGCGAAGTTTACCGATACCATCTTTGACGATAGCGACTTGAAGCAACAGATATCGGACACGCTAAACGCCTCGAAACAATATACCAATGAGCAAATCAGGAATATAATAGGATTTGATATATCCATTGTCTCGACCTTGCCCACGACAGGAAAAAAAGGAATCATTTATTTGGTTCCTAAAAGCGATGGTACTGACGCTGATTGCCACGACGAGTATATATGGATCGACAATAAGTATGAGCTGATAGGAAATACCGCTATCGATTTATCCGCATATAGTACAACGGAACAGAATGATAACAAATATGTTCCCAAAGAGGTTGGTAAGGGATTATCCACGAATGACTACACTAATGAGGAAAAAAACAAGTTAAGTAGCATTGCCGCAAACGCAGAGGTTAATGTCAACGCTGATTGGAACGCAACTACCGGTAGTGCGCAAATATTAAACAAACCCAATGTCATATTGGAAGGCGATATAGATCAAACTTGCATGAATAAGTCTCAATCTAAATGGGCCGTAACAGGAACAACAAACAAAAATACTATCTCGTCCACAAATCGGGTATATGACTGGGTTGGCACTCAATCGGAATACGATACCCAGTTTAGCACAGGAGAAATCGATCCTAGCTGGATTTGTTTTATCACGGACGTGAACCCATTCTCCGGATTCAATATTTGGATCGGAACAATAGAAGAATACGGTGCAATAGCTCCTCATGACATTAACACTATATATTTAATAAAGGATTGATATGAGAAAAAGTATACACCCTATCGATGATAGTTCCTCTGTCATATATTCAGGCACGTTGGGAGATCTATTCCAGATGTTACCCAACATACCATCCGCATCGTATTCCGTAAATATATGGTGTATAGGAAAAGGAGGAATGGGAGGAAACGCCGGAAATGGGTGGGGTTTATATAAAGGAGGAGCTGGAGGTGCAGGAGCGAACGGAGGAGTTTTATGCGTATCATCTTCGATAAAATATTCGGATAACATTAAACTTGAATACACAAACGATGACGGTACGTATGGAGCAAAAGTCTCATCGAATAAATTTACGCTCAAAGCCTACAATGGAGGAAACGGGGGAAATGGTACGAATGCAAGCGCTTTTGGAGGAAATGGAGATGGAGGCGCAGGAGGAACCGGTAGAGCCAATAAAGCTGAAGGTACTATAATGGTTATACATAACTGGCACGACCCGAAAGCTCCATCTGGAGGAAGAGTTCCTAATAGTACACCCCCT